ATTACCTGACCACGCCAGCTCAAGACTGGGGATTCACATCCGAGGTCCGGCTGGATGTAAAATAAGATCTGAAAAACGATGTCACGTAAAGCATAAATGGCAGCGGTCACCGCTAAAGTGTGTTAGTAGTGGAGGGGTTGATCTCCCGAAGGAAAACGAAGTCTTGCCTGGGTAGGCTTCGACAGATAAACCCAGGACGTATTTCGGGTTTGCTGAGCATGGCCTAAAGCGCCTTCTCCCGGTAACAAGGGAGATTAACTTGGCTTGTATGTCAAGAGGTAAGTCTAGGATTTTTTGTCTTGTCCTAGACTTCGCAGGTTCGAATCCTGCACCCGGAGCTTTTATAGCGCGTTTTCACGGTGAAGTACTATTCTAGGATGTCGCGGGACGATTCGATGGATGTATAGAGGCAGTTCGACTCTGCCACGCGCTTTATTGGGGTAGTAATTCAATTAGTAGAATAACGGTTTTGCAAACCGGATGCTGCGGGTGCAAATCCGGCCTACTCCATATCAATAATTCACTGTTCTCGCGCCCTTACCTTCTCTCTTCATATCTCCTGACTTATTAGACTTAGTTTTAGGTGTCAGGCTTTTAGGCTTTGGAGCCTTTGTTTGCTTACTTCCTGTGACGAATTTACTTTCTGCGCTTGGTTTAACCATATAATCTCCTTGGTTTATTATCTTTTTCTCAATAAGATGAATTTATGTAAAGATCTATGGAGATTTTAATGAGCCTTCCAAATCCTCAAGACCCGAATTCGCCTTTATATCAATTCATCGACACGCAGCCACCGAGTCCCTATCCTAATAACCCAGATTCAACGCCAAGCCACTTTACGACGCGTCAGTTCACGCCGGAGGGTATTACTAATGCGTTGCCTATGATTGTTACTAAAACCGCTCATGGATTACAGAATGGACAAGCCCTTCGTGCGACTAAATTTATTGCTGTTCCTCTTGCTATTGCTACAGGGATGGAGCAGCTTAATAATCAATTGTTTTATATCAGGCAAGTTACCGTGGACACTTTTCAGTTATGTGATGCTAATACTAACCCTATCGATGGCAGAAATTTTACGCCGTATATACAAGGCGGTCAATTCACGCTTGTAGGTCAGGACATTCTGATTGTGAACCCTTCGAACTTTCCGCCTCCAGGCACGACTTTAGGGCCGTAGAGATATCTTTATCTATTTTCTTCATCACAAGATCGATAGCTCGTGCATGGCCATTTTTGGCTTGTATCTCTGTAGAATGTCTATCTTGATAATAGTTAAGTTCATTATCAAAATCTTCTTCCGATTCATCAACAAAAATCATCGTCTCGAAGATTTCAGGAGCAGCATGTCTAAATATGCCCATATCCAGACCTATCCAAACAGTGCTAACGAAGTATTTACCTATTTGATCCTGAGAAATTATTTTATATTCTAAATCATTACATTTTATACAAAATTCATCGAAAGAAATCTCTTGACCTTCACGATCAAAATATATAGGTGTGTAAGTTTTTCGCATCCTTTCTTTGAACTCTTCTAAAGATTCAGTCATTTTATATCTCCTTTTCTGGAAAATCAGGTAAAGGCATCCAATGAGTCACTTTTCCGTAAAATCTATCTGTTCTAAAACAAGTCTTATGACCATCAGACCATTTTACAACTGCATCAATAGAGAAATATTTTTCTCCATCCAGATAAGAGTTTACAAAACCAGCGCTCTTTGAATTTCCATGACTAACACATACTGCTAAAACATCCTTAGAACTTTTCTGCCCTTCAAGAATTTCTGGTAGAGCGTCTTCAACTTTAATCCACGTCATTTTTAATGTCCATTATAAATAAATAATACGATACCATCATGAGCCATATGCAAATGGTTTCTATAATACCTAGTAGATGACCACAAATCACCCCGACGGTTGCGGGGTGAAGAATAAATCTTAAGACTTTCACTAGCGGCTTCTATAGTTTCTGCTAGGTCTATGATCTCTTTGCTGCCTTGGGTCTACGCCTGTCATTTCTTCTTTATTTGGCACTCTTGTTAGACCGCCGACAGTGACATTGCTGTTCTGATCCACCTGATAGGTTCCAGGCTGTTTGCCTTCTAGAGCGAATAGACTGCATACTGCAAATAATGTTAATAACGCTTTTTTCATATTAATTTCCTCTTTTTGGGGGTTTTCTAAATTCTATATCTTGATAGTATTGAAGGCCAATATCCGGTTTTCCGAATAGCCATTCTATTAGTCTCTTAATCATCTTCTTCCTCTTCGATTTCCATTATATCGCCATTAGTAAGGCTTTTGACATAAACACCGTGGATCTCCAGTCCATCTTGATGGCTTTTCCATAACCAATTTGCTTCTGGTTGGTGGACTTCTACTACTAATTTAAGTGTTCTCATAGTCATTTACTAATCCCATTCACCCCTTTTGGTGATTCAGGAGGATAGTCTATAGGAGCCACAGCGCCGCATAATAGTAATAGCAGTAAGATTATTTTTCTCTTATCCATTTTGTTCCTTTGCAATCCACATAGTAAGCTGGTTGCTGAGTTTCTATTGTAATAGTGTAGGTTGGCTCAGAAATACTACCTTGAAACGAGCCTTTTATAGGAAATTGGTCTAAAGGAGTGGCTCTAATCTGTTCGCTTATCCAATTTTTCAATAGTGTCAGATTAGAAAAAGTTTCAATATGGCTATTCATCGTCTTCCTCCTCTTCATGTTCACTCATTTGTGGGGCGGAATATTTATGAGCGTTCTCATCATTATCGAAATAATAGGTTGTTCTCTGAGGATCGACTTCCATCATCCATGTTTTTAGCTCATCAATCTGATTATCTTGAATCCAGTTGTAAATCTCCTGGCAGATAGGCTTGAATTTAGGTCTTAGCTCATTCTCTATGGCAAATCTTAAGTTATTTAATACTCGATTAAAAGTCTTGAATTTAGCCTCGTGCATTAAAGCAGCTACATCTTGTTTCGTCTCTTCAGCTTCTAAAGGCGTACTCCAGACCTGTTTTTTGCATTCTTCTAATAGCCTCATAATTGTCACATCCCCTTTAGCACAACCCCATTCATGAGCGTCGGTAACAGTTATGGTAAAGACTAGACTACCGTCCCCAGGCCGATGTTTATCAACTTTTATATCCATAGATTCTCCAGTTTTAGCAGGTTAACAAAGATGTTTTTATAAGACAACAGAAAATTGTCTGTAAAGTATTTATTATACATGTTAGAAAAAAGATTAATTAAAATAAATACTTTATGGAACAACGAGCAGTTTTAGAATTACTAGGCGATCAGGATTGGCGGCTTAGGAATCTTTATAAGATTAAAGACAAGCAGGGAATGATAACCGATTTTGATCCTAACTGGGCACAGTTAGAGCTGAGAAACCCTCATTACCTGAACATCATCCTCAAGGCTCGTCAGCTTGGTATTACCACATATCATGCGATTTTGTTCTTAGACTGTTGTCTCTTCAACCAGAACGTTAACGCGGCTATTGTGGCCGATAGTAAACCGATCTCTAGAGAAATCTTCATAGATAAGGTCAAGTTTGCCTATGATAATCTTCCTCAGTTTGTTCGTGATATGTGTCCTGCCTATCGTGACAACGTACATGAGATGCGATTCGCAAATGGATCGGTTTTTAGAGTGGCAACGTCCCTTAGAGGAGGTACACTCCAGCTGCTTCATATCACTGAGTTTGCAAAGATCTGTCAAGAGAATCCCAGCAAGGCTAACGAAATTATATCGGGAGCGCTTAATGCAGTACAGGCGGGGCAGTTCGTGTGCATCGAATCAACTGCTCGTGGCAGAGAGGGTCACTTCTTTAATCTCTGCAAGGAAGCTCAAGTTTTAATCGATAGCAACAAAGAACTTGGCAAGCTGGACTGGAAACTTTGGTTCTTTCCTTGGTGGAAACATCCAGATTATGTCATAGATTCAAAAAATGTCTTGATAACTAAAGACCTAGAGAAGTATTTTGCAGACCTAGAGTGTAAAGATATTATTTTAACTTCAGAACAAAAAGCTTGGTACGTAAAGAAAATGGCTACACAGGGCGATTACATGAAGAGGGAATATCCTTCTACGCCTGAAGAAGCTTTTGAATCTGCTAACGAAGGGTTCTACTTTGCTAAACAAATCACACAGGCAAGACATGATAAGAGAATATGTTATCTCCCTTATGACGAACACGCGAAGACATATACAAGCTGGGATATCGGCATTGGAGATAGCTGTGCGATATGGGTGTGGCAACTTGTGGGGAAAGAGATCCATTGCATCGACTACTACGAAAATAGCGACGAGAATTTGGCGCACTATGTTAAATGGCTTAAAGGGAAGCCTTACATATATGAAAAGCACTTCCTTCCTCATGATGCAGCAGCAAGAGAAAAAGGTTCTGGAAAGTCCTTTGCCGACATTGCCAGGGATCTCGGACTCAAAGTTGATATTGTTCCCCGGCAGTCCAATGAAATTTTCGGCATCGAATGCCTTAGAAACACCCTCGCAAGATTCTTCTTTGACTACTCTAAGTGTGAAAAAGGAATAAAAGCTGTTGAGAACTTTAGGAAAGAGTGGAACGAGAAGTTGGGATGCTACAGAGAGAGAAGCTATCACGACTGGGCATCTCATGGCACTAAGGCGCTGATCTATGGAGCCGAAGCTATTCAGCGTTTGGTAGGTGGCTCTGGTATGTCAGCAGAAGAATGGAAGAGAATGAGAAAAGAATGGCTATAGACAAATGTCAGAACTGCATGTTTTACAGCACAGAAGACTATGAAGTCGATGACATAACTTATGAGAGAGGATATGGCCACTGCCGAAGATATCCTCCAAAACGTGTAGATAGTAATTACAGTGGATTCCCAGTCGTAGAAGATGACTGGTGGTGTGGCGAGCATATTAAAAAAACGAACGGTGATTGATGTACGCACAGCAAGTAGATGGAACTAGCATTTATACCTCCGATCATAATAATAAAGTTTTTATGTGGCAGCAATTTTTCTTTGATGCCTATAGAACTTGGGGGGTTTACTATGCACAAGCTTACAGAGATTTGCGCGCATATGCGGGAGATAACTGGACGAACCTGGAGAGAACCAAGCTTGAAAGACAGAATAGAATGGTGCTTGAACTTAACAAGATCAGGCGAGTGGTCAATCTCTATTCCGGCTACGAAAGGGAAAATAGAACTCAGACTGTCACAGCCCCGGTGGAGGGAAGCGATGAGATTACAGCAGATCTGTTCTCGAACGTTATGTATTATGTCTATGACAAAGGAAATGCAGATTACATCTTCTCCGAAGCCTTTGAACATGCGCTTAAGACCGGTTTGGCGATCGTTGGCATCTACATGGACTACACGAAGGATAAGGTCAATGGAGATATCAAATTTTACTGGAAGCCGTTTAATGCACTGATGCTTGATCCATACTTTACTAAGAGGGATCTCAGCGACTGCGACCAGGCATCTACAAGGGATCTACTCAGCAAGGAAATGGTCAAAGCCATGCTACCTTGGATAGATCCTGAAGAGATTGATTCCATCCCTACAGGTATCAGAGATAACAAATACCAATATCTAGGCATCTATAGACAGTATAACTCAACCTATATTGCTGCAAATCTAGTCACCTATGACCAATACTGGAAGCGCATCAACATTCCACAGAAATATCTTGTAGATGAAGACACAGGCGTTTCAGAAGAATGGTTCGGTACAAGAGCTGAAGAAAAAGAACTCAAGCGGACTCTTAAAGAAACACCTAAAGTCAAACTCATTTATTCTCACAAGAGAAGCGTAGAGCTTAATATCATCGTGGGTGGAAGGCTTTTATATACAGGCCCAGACCCCACGGGCTTGGATACATTCCCATTCATGCCAGTGCTACTCTACCATGAGCCTCTGATAGACACTTATGAGCTTAAGATTCAAGGACTTGTGAGGTCTATTAGAGATGCTCAGAGACAGTATAACCGCCGTCATAGCCAGATCATCGACCTGATGGAATCTATCATTAACACAGGATGGATCACTAAAAACGGTGCTGTATTAGATCCTACGATGTTGATGCAGGCAGGACAGGGTCGTCAAATAGTTGTTAACGAAGGATACGATGTCAATGCAGATGTTAGAGAAATATCGCCCCCTCACATCCCACCTGGGTATTTGCAATATCAAGACATCATTGACAAGAACATCATGGAGATCCCTGGGGCGTCGGATGAATTATTGGGCTTATCTTCAACTGGAGATAGTCAAGTCTCTGGGAAACTTGCCGAGGTTAGATCTTCTAACGGCCTCAAAGGCAACCGCGGTATCTTTGATAATCTTGAGCAGACCAAGAAATATGTCGGCTCGCTTGTTCTTGAATGCATCCAGAAGAATTATCAGCCTGGCAAGATCTTCAGAATCACAGGAAAAGAGCCAACAGAAGAATTCTTCTCCGGACAATTTAGTGAATACGACTGCGTTATCAAACAAGCCGTAAAGACAGCTACACAGAAAGAGGCTTATTATTATCAACTCCTACAGTTAATAGCTCTTGGCGCGCCTATTCCTTGGGAAGATATCTTAGAAGCCGCTCCTCTACAAGGAAAAACAGAGCTACTAGAGAAGATGGCTCAAAGAGCCGAACAAGAACAGGCTCAAGCACAGCATGTACAGGAACAAGAGAAGATTGAACAACAACTTCAGATGTCGCAAATCGATGGTAATACAGCCCTTGCTGAAGAGAGAAGAGCGAGAGTTCTTAGCGATATCGGCTTAGCTCGTGAGAGAATCTCTGAAGGCGAACAAAATTACGCTAAGGCGTTACTTGATAATGCTAAGACTGTTAAGGAGATACAGGATCTTGATAGAAAACGTTTAATTGATGTTATGGCTCTGGCTGCTGATATCAGTGCAAAGCAAAATGCTCTGACTGAGAAAAAGCTGTCTATGGATGCAAACAAAACGAAAAGCCCAATAAACACAGGAGTTTAATATGGCTAAAGGAATGAAAGGCACGGCAGCAGCTAACAAGATGATGCCGAACATGAGTACTTATGGTGGCCAGGAAAATGCTGGTTACAAACCCCCAACAGGATCAGCGGGTGCTAAAGCATTCGGTGAATACT